CAGATTTAAAGGGCAGCTCTGGACTACTTCAGTTATCTGATGTCGTGTTAGGTGCATCAAGAAATCAAGTAGGTGAAGCCAGCGAAAGACAAAGACTACAATTAAAGATACTTAAGTCAAGACATACTGGTATGACAGGAGAAGTAGATAAGTTACTTTACGATCAAGATACTGGTCGATTAATTGTTTATGAAAATGTATTTGGAGATTAATTATGACTTTACTAATTGATGCTGACTATCTTATCTACAATTCATGTTGTGCTTGTGAACAAGATACTAGATGGAATGAGTGGGAGCATACCTTACATACAGATGAAAGAGACATAATGAATCTGATTGAAAATAGATTAGCTTTCTATCAATCAGTAGCAGGTAGTAAGCATGACATTGTTATGTGCTTTAGTTCTTATCCAACATTTAGGCATGAAATTTTTCCTGAATATAAAATAAATAGATTAGGTAAAAGAAAACCACTAGCTTTAAAAGACATAATAAAAAAAATTAAATATGAATATACCTCTGAATATTTAGATGGTCTTGAAGGTGATGATGTTTTAGGTTTACTTGCAACTGGAAATAAATATACAGACCCAATCGTTGTGTCTGTTGATAAAGATATGAGAACTATACCCTGTAAGCTGATAGCAGAAGATGAAGTAGAACATATAACACAACGCAAAGCAAATAGACATTGGTTTGAAATGGCTCTTGCAGGTGACGCAGGTGATGGAATACTTGGTATCAAAGGTATGGGTATGGTTACTGCAAGCAAGCTGTTAGCTGATGTACCTGATACTGAAGAAGCTTTATGGCACAAGGTATTAGAGACTTACGAGAAAAAAGGTTATACAATAGCTGATGCTATTCTCAATGCAAGACTTACAAGAATATTACGAGAAGGTGATTATGATATTTTTACAGGAGTAAAACTTTGGAACCCAAAAACAAAACCCTAGATGGAACCACTCACCTAGGGTTTTGAACTTGCCAACCTTACCTATCTCACATGGAGGTTGTGTTGCAGCAAAGTAACCACTCCTTGCTATTTATATCGTAACATATAATATAAATATAACTAGCTTTTTACTTTGGAAAATAGAAATCTACCACCTATTACAGATGAACTTATCAATGGTTTAGATTCTGTCTTTCCACAACGTCACCCCGATTTGTCTTTATCTGATAGAGAGATATGGTATAAAGCTGGTCAAAGATATGTTGTAGACTTCCTGATAGAACAACAACTAAGACAAAAAGAAACCATGTTAACTGAAAGGGTATTGGAGAATTAGTTATGTGTTTTGGTATGGGAGGTTTAGCTACTACTACTGAAAAGAAACCTAAGTTTAGTAATGCTCCACCTGTTGTAACAGGTAAACAAACAGGTGTAGATAATCCTAAAGATACAAAGAAAGCTACTGAATCTTTAATGATTAAAAGACAAAAAGAAGAGGGAACATATAATGCAGAATCTATGGACACTACTACCGTTGCAAAGTTAAGAAGCGGAGGTAATAATTCTTTACAAAGTAAGCAAGCTAGACAAGATAGGCAACAAAGAGCCAAAGACAACTATAATAGAAGAAAATTCTCTAGAGGAATACAAGGTAGAAAAACAGGAGTTGCCTAATTATGTGTTTGCGTAGACCAAGACCGCCAGCTCCACCTGAACCTGAACCAGTAGATAGTCCAATAGAAACTACTGCTGAATCAGTATCAGTAGGAAAGAATAGACCTTCAAGAAAAAAGAAGAGAAGCACAACTCAAACACAAGTAAACAAACCTAAAATGTTAGGTACTAGGTCTTTACAAATACCTTTACTTACTACAAATATGGGTATGGGTGCAGGTAATTTAAAATATCCAACATGATATGGAAGGTTCTACAGCAGCAAACAAATACGAACAACTTGTTTCGTTAAGATCAACATACGATAGAGAAGCTAAAGAATCGTCAAAGCTTACGATACCTAGTCTTATTCCAGAAACTACTACTGGCACTAGACCTAAAATAAAAACACCTTTTCAAGCTGTAGGTAGTCGTGGAGTAAATTCTTTATCGAATAAATTATTAATGACTTTGCTACCGCCAAGCACAGCATTTTTTAAATTAGAAGTTGATAGAACAGAGTTAGCAAAAGAAGGGCAAGAAGGTCTAGCTACTGAAATAGATAAAGGTTTACGATCATACGAAAATGTATTGATGAATGAGATAGAAGTTTCGAACGATAGAGTTGCTATGTTTGAAGCACTTAAACATCTTGTAGTATCTGGCAATGTCTTGTTATATCTAACAGATAAAGGACTAAAGGTATATCCATTATCTAAGTTTGTTTGTAAGCGTGATGAAGTAGGTAATGTTATAGAAATATTTACAAAAGAAACTATAAATCCAAGAGCCTTACCTGCTGACTTTCTAGAAAAGATAAGACAAAAAGAAAACTATGATGCCAAGACTTATGAAGATGATCTTGATATTTATACTTGCATCAAAAGATATAATGATGATGTTATTTGGCATCAAGAATGTAAAGGTGAAATGATACCAAATACACAAGGTCAATCTAAAGAAGATGTATCACCTTGGATTCCACTAAGATTTATAAGAGTTGATGGTGAAGATTATGGTAGAGGATATGTAGAAGAATATAGAGGAGACTTGATAACACTTGAATCTTTGATGCAAGCAATTATTGAAGGTGCTGCTGCTAGTGCAAAGGTATTATTTCTTGTTAACCCAAATGGAATTACAAGAGCAAGTACTATTGCAAAGGCTCCCAACGGTGCTATCAGAGAAGGAAGTGCTGCTGATATTTCTGTGATGCAAGTAGGCAAAGCGTCTGACTTTACTGTTGCACAAGCTATTATTCAAAGGATAGAGCAAAGACTTGAAATGGCTTTCTTGACAGCAAGATCAGTACAACGTGATGCAGAAAGAGTGACAGCAGCCGAGATAAATCTTATGGCACAAGAACTAGAAAATAGTCTTGGAGGAATATACAGCATCTTGACCCAAGAGTTCCAGCTTAGATATTTAAAAAGACGTATTCACATGATGGTAAGAGCTGGCAAGGTTGCAAAGCTAGACTCTAACTTAGTCAAACCTAAGATCGTTACAGGATTACAAGGTCTTGGTAGAGGTAATGATAGAAGTAAATTAATTGAGTTTATAACAACTGTAGCTCAAGCACTTGGACCAGATGTTATGCGTCAGTACGTCAATGTAGATGAAGCCATAAAACGACTAGCTACCAGTATTGGTATAGATACTGCTAACCTAGTAAAAGATGCCGAGCAAATCCAAGCAGAAATGCAGCAAGCACAACAGCAACAGCTCATTCAAAGTCTTGGACCAGCAGCTTTAGGTTCAAAACTTCTTGACCCTGCTGCTAATGCACAAGCTGAATTAGCCAATGCACAAACTCAACAAATGGAGGAGCCTCAAGATGCCAGCTAAAAAATCTAGGAAAAAAGACGAAGATGGAAAGTTTGTTCCCGAACAAGCTGTTGTTAGTAGGGTAGGAGAATACGAAGAAAACCCTGTACCTGAAAAGTCAGGTGATGTTATTACTAGACATGGCAGTACAATTCACTATAGTTAAAAGAAAACCACTATGACTTCATCACAACTTAATGTCTCTGAGACACCGCCAATGTCTCAAGAAGATTTAAAAACTTTAGCTGAAAATGAGACAGATGAAAATGGTCTTATACTTGGTAAGTTTAGAAATGTAGAAGAACTTGCTAATAGCTATAAAGAACTTGAAGGTAAGCTTGGAACGGTAACAGAAGAAGATGTAGCTGAAACAGAAAGCGAAAGTGAAACTGGAATACCAGAAGGTTATGAAGATTTTTATTTAGAAGATGGGTCTGTTAATTATGAATCTGTTAATGAAGCTTACGGTGAAACTTTAGGTAATATTTTTAAAGAAGCACAAATTGACCCATACAAAATTAGTGCAGAGTTTCATAAGAATGAAGGTGAGATACCAGAAGAAATGTATCAATCTTTATTAGATGCTGGATTAAGTAAAGGAGCTGTTGATTCTTACCTAACAGGTAGAGCAGCAGAAATGGGTTATGGTGAAGCAGGTGAAGCAGAAGAAGAACTAGCAGAAGCAGAAGTAATAAGTATTAGAGAATCTATAGGCGGTGATGATAACTATGCCAAAATGGTTAGTTGGGCTATGGAGAATTTACCAAAAGGTGAGATAAAAGATTTTAATGAAGCAACTAAAACTATGACCGCACCACAATTAAAATTTATGGTGCAAGGTCTCTATCAACAATACACAAGAGCTATGGGAACTGAACCAGATTTAATTACAGGAAAGCCAGCATCAAGCGGTCCAAGACCTTTCCAATCAGCAGCAGAAGTAGAAGCTGCTGTTAGTGACCCACGTTACGGTAAAGATGTAGCATATACACAAAGCGTATATGCTCGATATGAAGGCTCTAACGTCTTTGGTGTAGGTAATGGCTAAGTTATGTGCGAGAGGTAAAGCAGCAGCAAAGCGTAAGTATAAGGTTTATCCCTCTGCTTACGCTAATGCTTATGCTGTTAGAGTTTGTAAAGGACAAGTGAAGGCTGGTGGCAAAAAAAAAGTTGCTAGTGGCTACACAAGAAAATCATTGAAAATTGCTTAATCATGCCTTTAAGAGGAAATCAAAAAAAAATTGATGCTAACAAAGATGGCAAAATCAGTAGAGAAGATTTTATGATCTTGTCTAAGAACACTAAAAAGAAAAAGAAAAATGGTAAAGCTTACACTTAAACCCTAGCCAAACATTCTAAACATCATTCTAAAAAACACATGGATATGATGAAGAAACTAATGCGTGAAGGTAAAACATTTAAACAGGCACATGCTGTTGCACAAAGACAAGTAGGCAAATGAGTTTACGCAGATGGTTTGACGAGAAATGGGTTGACGTAAAAACAGGTAAACCTTGTGGCCGACAAAAAGGAGAAAAGCGTAGAGGCTACCCTGCTTGCAGACCTACAAAAAGAGTAAGTAGTAAGACTCCTAAAACTACAACAGAAATGACTAGCGGAGAAACAAGAAAATTTAAACAAGAAAAGAAAGGACCTACAAGAATTACATATAGTCATAAACGTAAAAAGAATAATCGCAGTAGTTTAAAGATTGCGTAATAGTGTTATATTTTAAATAGCTTACATTTTTTATGTCTGTATCAATGACTAAAAAGGATAAAGACCCCACAGGTGGTCTTACTCCTAGAGGTCGGAGAAAATACAATGAAGCAACAGGTGGTAATTTAAAACCTCCTGTTACTAAAACAAGTGGACTTTCACCTAGACAGAAAGCAAGAAGAAAATCTTTTTGTGCCAGAATGTCAAAAGTAAAAGGACCTTTAAAAAAAGATGGCAAGCTAACTCGCAAAGCTCTTGCACTACGCAAGTGGAATTGTGGGTCTGTATAAACTACATGGCGATTACTCTATATATAATAAGTGCCTACTGAGGTAGATAACACTTGTGAAAAAATAGACGAAAGTGAATGAAAGTTTTTAATCAAATGTAAATTTAATCAAGGAGTTTTCTATGGCTAACGCCACAGTATCACGCCTTGGTTTGGTTAATAACTCTGGTACAGCGTTTGATGCTTTATTTCTGAAAGTTTTTTCAGGAGAAGTTCTAACTGCTTTTGCTAGAAACAATATCTTCAACGAGCAACTTCATTCAGTTCGTACTATCACAAGTGGTAAGTCAGCACAGTTTCCTGTATTAGGAACTGCTACTGCTGCATACCATACAGTAGGAACTCCTCTAGTTGGAGCAAACCAAATCAAGGCAAATGAAAAGATTATCAACATAGATGATCTTCTAATTGCACAAAGTTTCGTTGCTAACATTGACGAACTTAAGAATCATTATGACGTAAGAGCAACTTACGCTG